GAGTACAAAGAAAAGCATAAACTTAGCAATAAAGATCTTGCAAAGTTAATAGGATTAACAGGTAAGAATCCTATTGTATCTGTGATTAGGTATTTAAAATCAGAGAGAATACCTCATCCTAGATTTATGAAAGTAATAACAGAAAAGACAGGCGTTCAACCCAATAGCTTTTATGAGGAATGGTATGAGAAGTATAAATTTTGATAAAGTTATTGTTGAGTGGATGGATATAAATTCTTGTGATGATGCTTGGAATAGTGAGGATCATTTTAAAGATTTAATGCCAGCATCATGTACAACGATTGGTTATCTATATGAAGACACACCACACTTTGTAAAAACTTTTGCAACATTTAGTTTTAATGCTGATGACACAATAGACTTTGGAGATTGTGTAGTTATTCCTAAAGGCTGCGTTGTTTCAATTAAGAAATTGGAGAACTAAATGATTGATCAACCACTACACGTTGAAGATGTTATTGATATGTACAATGAAAAGATTTTAATTCTTCAAAAAGAAATAGATAGATTAAACGAAGAGATACAGGTTTTGCATATAGAACTTATGCAAGAAAGAGCTAAGAACAATGATTGATTTTAAGAATAGAGGATCGCATGATCTTGAAGTTATAATATATAAGTTAAGAAACTATGCTGATTATCTTGAAGAAAGAATTAAAGATCTTGAGCAAGAAATAAAAGAACTAAAATCTAAATTAAAAGATCAAATTAAATATGATAATTAAACTATGAATGATTTTGTTTACTTTGTTGAATGTGATCCTAACATTGAACCTGATACAAATTTATTAAAGTTTGTAAAAGTAGGTAAGTCAAGTTCATTATTAGGAATAAAGAAAAGAATAGTTAATTTTGGCGTAGGTAATCCATTTAAACTTACTTTTCTTGGCTATATTATTGGAAATGAAACCGAATTACATAATAGATTTATAAAGTATAAAAGAAAAGGAGAGTGGTTTTTTCTTACTAAAGAATTTCAAAAAGAAATTAACTCATTAAATTTAATCAAAGAAAATTGTAATGATGTTTCAAGTTCTTTTTATAATGATTTTATAATTGATGAATATGTTTCAATAAAAAAAGATAGTATTAGAAATAAATTAAAACAAGAAACTAAAAACAATTTATTTAAAAAAGCACAAGAAAGAAAAGATAAAAACTTATCTCTTGATTTTAGTTCTATTGAAGTATTTGTTTCTGGTTTGTTTAATAATAATAAAGATTATTCTTATAATTTTATTAGTTCAAATAAAGATAATAAATTTGATTTTTTTAATTTACCTATTCCTTATCAATCGGTTTATCTTCGTATTAAAAAACATAATGATAATGAATTGATTGAATTGAGTTTAGAATCTTTAGAAAACTTATTTAAACTATTTAAAATATTTTATCATAATGATTGGAATTATAATCATAATTTAATTGAAAGAATAAACGCTGATAAAAATGAACAATGGTTAAAAGATTGTAGTGTCATAGCTAAAAAATTAGATTTATTACACGAAAGAATTAAAAACTAATGGCTAGATATAATTATTTTGTGGGTGGATTTGGCGACTTCTATTCCGAATGGCATAGGAACAAATGTTCAGACATAGGTTATATAGATATTGATTCAGTTCCTATTTGCATTAATAAACCTTGCTGGAAACCACTGGCAGTTATTGAAACTGTCTATGATACTGGTAAGAATTATAAGAAATATACCACAGTTGTAGAGTACATAGCCAAAGGCTTAAATATACCCTGTTTTTTAGTGTATTATAAACCCATACCACAGACGGATAGCCTAGAGTTTAAAGTTCAGCGTCTATACCCCTTTAAAAGCGATTTAAACCCTATTCTAGAGGAGGAATGGTACTACGAAATGCTTAAACTACAGATTGAGCATGATAAAGTGTGTAAACATAAGCAAAAATGATACCTTTTCCTAATAAAAAATACCAGATTATATATGCTGATCCACCTTGGAGTTATAAAGATAAGGCTTTATCAGGTAATCGTGGAGCTGGTTGTAAATATCAAACACAATCAGATGATTGGATTAATTCTTTACCAGTTAAAGATATAACAGATTCTAATTGTATATTATTTTTATGGATTACAATGCCAAAGTTAAACGAATGTTTTGGTTTAATTAAATCATGGGGTTTTGAATATAAAACTTGTGCTTTTACTTGGGTTAAAAGAAATAAAATTAGCAACACATGGTTTATGGGTATGGGTAACTGGACCAGATCAAATCCTGAATTATGTTTACTTGGTATAAAAGGAAAACCAAAAAGAATAAATGCTAGTGTGCATTCAGTTATTGATACTCATATTGAAAGGCATTCTAAAAAACCAGATAGAGTTAGAGATGATATTGTAAAACTTTGTGGAGATTTACCTCGTATTGAATTATTTGCTAGGCAAAAGACAGAAGGTTGGGATTGTTGGGGGAATGAGGTTTAATGGCTAAATATACTAAGTTAAATGGCGATATAGTGGAACACCCTCTATTTTTAGGCTTACCAGTGAGGAGGAAAGCTCATTGTTTTTCTGTGTTGGTAATGCTTTTAAGGTACGCTAATTATAAAACTGGTGAGTGCTACCCAAGGCTTTCAACTATTGCCAAGCCTCTAGGTTTATCAAATGTCACAGTTTATAAGTGCATTAATACAATGATTGAAGGCGGCATACTCTTAAAGGAACGCTTACCTTCTACTAATTTATACAGAATTAACCCAGAATTTATCCACAGTGATATTAAAACTGTTAAGATCACTACCACAAGTGATATTAAAACTGTTAAGGGGGATATTAAAACTATTAAGGGGGGTATTAAAACTGTTAAGGTATTAATAGAACATAATATAGAACAGTATATATATAACATAGATAAGATTATAAATAATAATAAAGGTGATAAGGATAGAATAGTTTATTTAATCGCACAAGCTATTCCCCTGCCAGAATTAAACAACCTATTACTACAAAACATTCATTCATATTACGTAAGGTTAGCCATAGATAAACATAGGGAAATGTTGCGTGAAAAAAACCTGTTGCCTGAAAGTGTTGCTAAGACACAGATAAGCCAAGCATTAAAGGCTAATGGTAAGAAGCGATCAGCAAATTATGTAGCTCGTGTAAAGTATAATAAGGTTAATGGAATTAAGCCATGGGAAAAGAAATAGCATAAATGCTATGGCAGGTTTTAAATCTAAAAAGATATTCTGTATGGATATGTCAAGATTATCTGGCAAACCTTGTCAAGCAAAAGGGTTTCCAACTAACAAGTTTAATGAGCATGGTTTTCAAGTTTATAAATGTAGGTTTCATGGAGCTCAGAACACAAATTTCTATGGCTTTAGAGATAGAGCGAATAGAGGTGGTTTTAACAAGCCAGGATATACAGATGAGAAGAAGATTAAATCTCTTGCAAGTTTAAAACAATTTAGAGATAAGGATTTAGATTATGTCAGAAATTACTACTACGAAAAAGTCAAGCCAAGAGTTGATAGTCTTGGACGATACAGTTCTAAATACAGTTCTAGAGCAGTTAAGCGAAGGAAAAACTCTAGCAAGTATAAGGAAGGCAGGGACATTACCGATCAGCTTGATCAAGTTTTATCAATACTTGAATCAAGAGGGAAACAAGGAGATCAAAGCCAAGATTGAGGAAGCCAGAAAAATAGGCGTTCAAAATATAGTAGATAAACTTTTAGATATTTACCAAGCCGATATAAACCAAGACACTTTAGATCCTAATTTGATTTCTTGGATAAGAGAGAAAACAAAGTTTATTCAATGGATAGCAGGCAAGACTAGCGATTTATATAGTGATAAAAAGGATCTTACTTTAAATAAAAATACTACTAATAATATTGTTGTGAGTTGGCTTGATAGTCCAGAACTTGAGCAGAAATATACTCAATACGAAAAAATAAACGAAGAAAAAAAAGAAATTATAAATCAGTAATTATTTATACTTCCAGATTACAACAAAATACAAAGCCAAGATTAAAAATATAGCTTCAATAATGCTGTAATCTGAAAGTGTTTCAATCATCTAATTTAATACCACGTACATAATCGCTATAATACCAAGCATATTTACAAAGCCAAGTATTGCAGCCAAAGTATAGTAAAAGGTTTTCATTAATGTAGCTCCTGTACTGTTATATCTTTTTTTTCATTCCATACATCAATGATTTTTTCATTGGTGCTGTTGTCTATGTATATGGTCCAGTCTTTGATGGTTATGTATAGACATTTTTCAGATCTAACATCTATTTTAATACCATTAATTTTTTTAATTATTTTT